AAGGAGGAATGGAAGTATTAGATTATATAATCCATTGTTACCACTTTTAGCAATACCTGCATATGCATTATTTGCAGGTGTATTTCATATTTTTCACACTTATAAAATATTAAGAAAATGAGTATCTCTAAAAAACGTAAAATTGCATGGGCAGTATTTTTTGTACTGCTTGCAGCCGCAGCAACAATCGCAGCAATCTTTGGATAAATTATTAAATCAGGCTTATTGTAAAAATTTTCCATTTATGAAATATAAAAACGCAATACACGAATACATGGCTTCAATACTACACATCCGAAACATGTCGGAGGCAATAGCAAATTTAGTATTTACCTTTATTGGTGGAGTATTGGGTCACTTTAGTGTCCTTTACCTTGACAACATAAATATTTTTAAAGCTATTGTCTTGGTTGTCTTCGTAGACAATATATTTGGTCAGACTGTTGGTCTTAGGACAAAGAAAAAAGAGAACGGCAGACTTGTTTCCGCATGGGAAACACAAAAGGCGTTAAAAGGGGTCTGGTATTTATTTGGATATTTGGTCATAGTGGCTATTGTTCTAACAATACAAAAAGCGTTCCCTGATGCCTCATTTCTTACTGGAGCAGTTGTTTTGCCTATAATGCTATTCCAGTTAATTTCCATACTTAAAAACGCATCCTTGTTGAAGATTTTGCCACAAGGAGTATTCCTTGAGGTTATGAAAAACATCGACAATTACAAAGACCAAAAAATTCAAGAATTTATAAGCAGCGGAGAAGCTGCTGTTATTACGGAAGAAGAACAAAAAAATCTGTAACATGGTTATAAATAAACAAGGCATTGAACTTATCAAATCTTTTGAACAATGCAGATTAAAAGCATATTTAGATTCAAAAAAAATACCTACAATTGGTTGGGGAAATACATTTTATGAAAATGGAGTAGCTGTTAAATTAGGAGATGCTGTTACTCAAGAACGAGCTGACAGATTATTTTATAATATTTTAGCTATTTTTGAAAGAGGTGTTGACCAACTTGTTAAATCAAATATTAATGAAAATCAAAGAGCTGCTTTAATATCATTTGCCTACAATGTAGGACTTGATATAGACGCAGATACTAAAGCTGAAGGTCTTGGAGATTCAACATTATTAAAGAAAGTAAATATAAATCCTAATGACCCTCTCATTAGAAATGAGTTTATGAAATGGGTTAATAAAGGTTCTTCTTTTGAAAAAGGACTTACAAGAAGAAGAAAAGCAGAAGCTGATTTATATTTTAAAAAATAATTTTTTCTTATTTATTGTTTTGTTGGAGGGTAGGTGGTAACATCTACCCTTTTAAGTTAAACAATTATTAAAAGTAATTAAATAGCTATTTTTTAATGGTATGTTTTGTACCTTTGTTAAAAGTTAAAACTACTTATGATATTAGTTAGAGAAAAACATTTAGAAGAAAGTTATGAAATTTACTCACGCACAAATAACATAACTACAACAGCAAAAAAACTTTGTAGTAAGTATAATATAGATTATACAGATACAGAAAGAAGAAAAATAAGCAGATGGATAAATGAAAAAATAGAAAAAACAATAAAAAAAGAATCAAAAATTCTTATCTATGATATAGAAACAACTAAATTATTAGCAGATGTTTGGTGGACAGGTAAACAATATATAGCTCATACAAGTCTCAGAACAGAAACAAAAATAATAAGTGTTTCTTATAAATGGTTAGGAAGTGAAGAAGTTCATTGTATTACTTGGGATAATAATAAAAAATGTGATAAAGAATTAGTTAAACAATTTTTGAAAATATATAATCAGGCAGACTTTGTTATAGGAGTCAATAATGATAATTTTGATAATCGTTTAATCAATGTAAGAGCATTAAAATATAATTATGATGCTAATACCCATGTAAGGTCTTTAGACATTCAAAAAGAAGCTAAAAGGGTATTCAGACTATCTTCCTATTCAATGTCTTATATTGCAAAATATTTAGGTATTGAAGGAAAATATAATCATGCAGGAGCTTCCATGTGGGAAGACATTCAATATGGTACTAAAGAAAAGTCTGAAACTGCTTTAAAAGAAATGGTAAAGTATGATAATCAGGATGTTATAACTACAGAACAGATTTATTTAATGTTCAGAAAATATATAACAACTGTAATGCATATTGGAGTATTATACGGTAGTCAAAAATATTGTTGTCCTACCTGTGGTTCTTCTAAAATAAAATTATATAAAACAACAGTAACTCCTTCAGGAACAATACAACATATAATGCAATGTCAAAAAGATGACATTAAATTTAAAATCAACAACACAACATATTTAAAATATATAAATGATAAAGACGGAAAATAAGAAAGAAATAATAGATACTGTCATAGAAAGAATTCATAATCTTTTTCCTGACATAGAATTTAATGAGTGGATAAGAAAGAATGTTTTAAAATCAACAGGACAAAGACTTGAATCTGTTTCTTCTAAATATAAATTATTTGAAATACCTTTTGATAAAAAGATTGCTAAATATGTAGCAAAAAAACTGGGTATTACAGAAGAAGAAGTTTTAGCTATGTGGGATGCAAAAGCTAAAGCAAGTACAGATGCAGGTAAAGAAGCTCATACTTTTTCAGAAGATTATATTAAAAGTGAAAGAAAATTATTACCTTTAACAGACCACCAAAAAGGTATTGTTGAATTCTTTCAAGACCATCCTAATTATATAGTACTTGCTCAAGAACTAACTATTTATAATAAGACATTATTATATATGGGTATTTTAGACCTTTTAGTATATGATATTGAAAATGATAAATTTATAATTGTAGATTGGAAAACAAATGATGATATTATAAAAATCATAAAAAACAAAAATTATTAGAACCTTTTACAGACATGTTGCAATGTCCTGCGAATTTATACAAAATACAGTTAAATTTATATGATATGTGTTTTGAAGATGTAGAATTTCCAATAGAAGGTAGATTAATTGTGTGGTTAAAGAAAAATGAAGAAACTGAAAAATATTATCAAATAATTGAAGCAGAAGATTTAAAACCAAAATTGAAAGAATATTATGTCAGCAATTCCAGAACATATTTATAAATTAAGAACGTTTATAAAACAACATAGTGACGATACTCTTTATAGTGATGAATTTTTATATTCATTACTTAAAGATGCTAGAAATCTTTTATTAGAAAGAGAGAATAAAAAGTTTAATAAAGATTCTGAATTTCATAAACAGGTTGTTTGTATGCCTTTAATAGTTGACACATATCATGATTGTGACTGTTTACCATTTGAAGTTAAGTGTAAAGTGTTAAAATCTAAATATCCACTACCTAAAGTTCTTACAGGAAGAAATAAAGAACTTATTAAAGTAATGACTATTGATGGTTATAATGAAATTCCATTTACATACTCTACTGACTTAAAGAATTTAAAATATACAAGAACAAAAAAGAAAGGATTAAAATATGGAATATTTAATAATTATCTGGTTATCTTTAATAATTTACAATTAAAAATTGTTTTAATTGAAGGTGTATTTGAAGACCCTTTAGAATTACAAAGTATTTCTTATTGTGATGAAAATAATATAGAACAAACATGTTATGATATAAATGAAAGTGATTTTCCTATTAAAGGTTCTTTATCTTTTCCCATGTATCAAATATGTTTAGATATTTTAAAAATTCCATTACAACTTAAAGAAGATGACACAAACAACACAAACAACAACCAATAAACAAAAAGTTTCAATATCTGATTTTTTTAAAACATATCCATATAAAGCAAAAGATAAAGGAGTATATAAAGATTGTTATATTCCTAAATATGAAATAGTAGATAATCATGAATTTTCTATAACAAGAAAAGAGTATATAGAAATAACAAAAATATTTTTTCAAGTTCTTTTATTTGAATTTCTTATTTGGGGAAATGTTTATAAATCTCCTCATAAATTTGGTTTATTTTCTTTTCATAAATGTAAAAATCCAAATACCAATAAAAAAAATATTGATTTTGATGCCACAAGAAAAGTTTATGGAGAATGGAATAAACAAAATCCAGATAATAAAAAAACAATATATCATAAGAATTATCACAGTCAGGGTTATGGTGTCTATTTAAAATGGGATAAAAAAGAAGCTTTTTTTGGAAATAAATATGCTACTTTATTTACTTTAGCTAAAAGACAAAAATTAAAACTGGCTCAGATATTAAAAGAAAATCCACAAATCATAAATTACATAAACGAATAAAATGTTATTTACAAACGTAAGAGCTGTTATTAATAGATTA